GAGCACAGCCTTTTCTTCCTTGAGCAGAAAGTCTCTGGTGCGCTCGACACGGTCCTGATCAACACGAACACCTTTCCAAGTCATATCTATGAGTACGGGCAGAACATCGAGCTCAAGGTTGACGATACTCCAGAGGTCTTCTTGGGCAATCAAAGTTTTGAAATGGTTCCACAGCTCCAATGTGAGCTCGGCATCCACTTCGGCGTAAGGCCCGACATGCATACTTGGCAGTTTCCAGAGTTCGGCCTTGGGGTCCACACCGAAATCTCTAGCGGCTTCAGTCAGGTTCTTCTCACTTTTTGTTTTTGAAAGATAATCAAAGGCCAAAGCATTCAAACTGTAGCTGAAGCGGTTCTCATCTAGTAAGGACGCTATGACCATAGTATCAATGATACGACCATTGACGGTAAATCCCATGCGCCTGAGCCATCCCGCATCGTATTGAGCGTTGTGCATAATCTTTTCTGCGGGTGATTCGCAGACCTTTCTCATCCAGTTATTGACTATGCGCTCATCTATATTACCACCTCCGCCGTGACGAATAGGTATGTAACCTTTCCAACCGTCCACGGCTACGGCATATCCGACAACTTCGCCGTCTCCAGTAGGCCATCCAGGTCCTTTGGTCTTTAGATTTGGATCTTTTGTCTCGACATCTATAGCTATTGTCTTGGCATCGAAAATATTTGGTAGTTCGTGTGGTGGAACCCATTCTGATTTAGGCGTGAACATCGCCATCTGAAGTGTCATATTGTACCTCTATTAGTTTGTTAAGGTACCATTGAGCCTTTTTAAGGTCTTGAATACCGTTTTTGTGTCTGTATCGTGTCAAGTATTTTAGTATGTTTCCTTCTAGATAATATTTAAATCCTTCTGCTGTCATAGATTCTATCATGTCTATGGTTTCTATTGAGCTGTTTGTGTAATGCTCAGGATGGTTGACAATCTTTTCCATCTCTATGTTATCAGATTGCTCTTTGGCTTGTTTCTTTTTCATTTCTTCCTCCTTTAATCTCATCTTCATATATTCCATGTGTCTCATCATATCGCGGAGCTCCATCCTTTAAATCTATAACCTTGATCGTGTAAACAATTTATACAAGCTACACTAACACCTTTTCTTCCATCTAAATTGTTAACAGGCATTATAAAATCTTTTTGTCTTCCTAGTTTTTTGCATTTTCTACAATAAAATTGTATGCTGGGTGGTTTTTTTTCTTCACTCATATCGCGTAGCTCCTATTACTGTCTTCTGATTCTACAATAAACAAATTCTCTTTGGCCCGTGTGACGGCCACATAGAACACTCTATGCAGATCATCATTACCTCCGCTCATCGCATCGTCAGCTGACGGAGATAAATCTGTAAATACAACTACGTTTTCTGATTCGCCACCTTTGGAACCGTGGATCGTGGATATTGTAATACGAGGCTCTGCATTAAACTTTTCTCCTCTTCTAAGCATAGCCGTGATATAAACCCTTGATTCTTCTGGTAGTCTATCAAGAGCCTCTCTCCAAATCAACTCATCTCCTATAGCAAGGCCCCATTCATCCTGTAATTCTTTCATGTTAAATACATTACTGTCATCAGCTCCGCTCATTGTCTTGAAGCCACGCTTGACGCGGTTACCTGTAGACATAAAGCTGTAGATATCTTTGACCGTTTCCAATGTAATGCTTTTGCCTTTTCTCATCTGCTCCCAACCGTTAACAGCTGAGGATATCTTGGAGGAGATAGATCGATTACCTTTATGTGTGTATAGATAACCTGATGAACGTAGCATCTCGACAACGGGATTTAGTATGTAACCCGCCTGAGCTAGGATAAGCCACTGGCCAGATGATACATCTATATCTTCAAGACGGCTGATATGATGGACGTTGCCATCTTCGTTCTTGGGTTCATACTTCTTTGGATATCGACTGGTTATTCTTGATACTATTGTTTCAGCGGTACGATGTATGAGCCGTGGGACGCGGTACGATTGCGATAGAGTTTCGCTTGATCCATCCAGTGTAATGAATTGCTCTACGTCAGCACCCGCCCATCTATATATGGCTTGGTCATCATCGCCAGCTGCATACATTTTCTTTGCATTCTTATCTAGTATGTGAGCTATGTCCCACTGCAAAGGACTAAGGTCCTGTGCTTCGTCTAGGAATACAAGATCAAACTTGGGACAACACGCGTCAGCTTCGTCAATAAAACATTGTAGCATGTCGGTAAAGTCGTAAAGCTCATGCTCATGTTTGTATTCTTTGTAACACTTGGCTACATAATTGACGGTGTTCCAGTCAAAGAACATATCGGTTTTGTTATACTGCTCGCGCAGAGGTGTTTTACATAAGCGAGCTAGGTTTATTAGACTAAGGATAGGATGATCGGTTGCCTGTTTGTCTACAATATCATCGTCAAGAGACGTGCCTGACACTAATGGTATAGATATTATGTCACTCAGCTCTTTGAAATGTTGCCTGTCCATAACCTGTTCGGTACGAATGCCACTCATGGACAAGGCCAGACTGTGTAGGGTACGGAAGTAGAAGAGATCTTTGTCAGGATCTAAATGAAAACGGGCTGATGCACGTTCTTTAGCTTCGGTCGCGGCTTTTCTGGTAAAGGCAAGGAATGCAATACTGTTTGCAGACACGCCACTTTCAAGAGCACTGTCTAGCATATTAAGTAATGTGGTAGTTTTACCTGTACCTGGGGGACCAAAGATTCTAAACATTAGTGAGCTGTCTCAGGCCCTACTGTTTCATGCCAATCAATTATAGGATACACAAACATGGGAGTTCCTTCTCCTACCCATGCACCAACTACGTTAAAATCCATCCATTCAACAGCTTCTTCGTATGTGAAGCCATCTCGTTCCACAAATATCTGACAACATTTTTCGTAGTCATAAACGAGTATATCGTTTTGTCCACAGCGTGTTCCTACTCCTATGATAGCGTCATCTAAGCCATCAGCTTTTAACATTGGTATGTCTTCCATTATTGGTTTATCTGCCATTAGAAAGGTGTCTCCTCTTTCTTGCCCATGTTGGGCGGGTTGAGTTCCATATCTGCATTTTCAAAAGCGGGTATTGCCCAACATCTTACAGATCTGTTTTGTATTTTTAAAACAGTACTGGACCCGTTAATATCTCGCAAGCGTTGGGCAATTTTGTGAGACTTGTATTCAAAGAATTTATTTTTTTTAAGAAAATTCTCAAAGTCTCGTAATCTAAAATAAGTTAAATTGTCTTCTTCACACGTCCATGGTCGGCGCAGTAGTATCTCTTCCTTGGCTTGAGCTTGCTGTAAGTGCCTACAGAACTCGTCAAGGTAATCATAGAACTGTCCTGACGTGCTTGCATCTTCAGCTACCTCTATAATTGCTGCTTCATTCTCTTTCATCTCATTTAACAAATGACTAATTCTAGCCTCCCAGATAGGCTTACCTACTGTGCGGGGCATAAAGTTCAACTGTTCCATACATGCTTTTTGAAACGTGGGCTGTGAAAGAAGAGCGTCTGTGTCGAGCTCCAAGGGCTCCGCGTTTACATCCATAAACCATACGGGCGGTGTTGAGTTATATTTTCTAAGATTTGCTATAGTAGCGCCTTGTACGGCTGATCCAACACCATGCTTTCTTGTTCTACATAATTCTTTGTTACAATGTGCATTGATAGGCGCATCACTACATTTGTAAGCATAATCCTTGCGCTTGGCCTGATTGGCTACGATGTTTACCTCTGATAAAGGTAGAGGTGGTTCAAAATACATCATGTTGTAGGTTAATATCTCGGTTTCCCAACTGTCAGGATACGCTTTGCGAAGATACACGGCTATATTAAACAGACCGTTGTTGCGCCCACCTTCGGATATCTTGCTTGCACAAAGTGTTTGGAGGCAAGGTGGGCCGTCTTTGATTGGTGTATCTGTTTTGTCTTCTACCTGTAGGGCCATGACCTGTTCTAAAGTCTGCTTGTGAGCCTCGTACAGGGCTATAAATTCTTCGAGGGTCGCAGAGGTGCCATCATCCTTAATACCGTACCGTAGGCCCGCCTCAGCGTCATAATAAGGTAGGTTTAGAAAGTTACCTACATCGCCACGTTCTAGCTGTAGCTTAATTTGTTTTGGAAATATCTCGCTTTGTCCGTATCCAAGGGCGGCAGAGATATGCTGAAGCGTCTGTTGCATCTCCTTAGCTTCAATCCATTCACTAGTGAACAGAAAACAATGAGCTCCACCACTCTTGGAACGACAAACCACAAGAGGCAATTTCATTCGCCTAATCTTTTCGACTAAAGTCTTGTGATCTAGCGGGTATTGGTCGATATCTATGCATCCCCACTTGCAGTTATTTTCTGCGTTGATGGGTATGATACCTAGAGAATCGCCTTTACCGTTTAAATGCCCTAGCCAATGATCCTTGGTCCGAGTTTCGCGTACTAATGCGGCTCTACCTGACTTCTTACCATTGGCTTGGGTTTTGTCTATCTTATACGTTCCAAAGGCTTCTTCTAGGCCATCAAAGATAGCACTAAAAGATTGCCACGCCATTAGAACGGTATGTCTTTGTCAGAAACGTCATTGTCAACAGGAGCAGACGAAGTCCCACCTTCCTGTTCATGCTTAACATTAACATCGCCTTTTTCGACAGATAAGGCAAACATCTTAGCTTCATCGTAATAAGCTTTGTTGGTTACCTGACCTTCCAACTTCATTTCCCAATTATACCAAGAGTAACCGCTTTTCTCCTCTAAATAAGTCCAAAGATGATAGACATGAGCGAATCTTGGTGGGCTGAAAACCTGACCTTCTGGACCCGTCATTTTTCTGCCCGATATAATTGAGTTCCACTTCTTGCTTTTCTTTAAAGAAGTAGACTTCATTGCAATCATACCAACGTCAGTTGATCCATCCTTATTCAATACAAGAACAAAATGCTGATGCGTATCTTCTATGTATTGACCAGAACCATCTGTAAGATATTCTTTATTATCTTCCTTAGATCGTTCTGTTGTTGGACAATCTTCCTTGCTAGTATAAATAGCAATCGGAGCGGTATTATCATCGCCTTGTGGAGACCATTGAATAAAACGTCTTTGGTATGCACAAGGTATTACTTTAACACCTTCTTCCCCGTTGTAGATATTATTTGTTACTGTATTAATAATATCTCCTTCACTAGAGCCCTTATGCAGAGCTCTAATCTGCTTAGTTAAATTAGTTTTCAAGAATGGTATACTTAAACTTTCCTGATCAACTTCTTTGTTACCTATGCCCGCATCTATTGCAAACATTGACATGTCGATTACATTAACATCCTGAGCGACAACGTCAGAATCCTGTTTTTTTACTGGTGTATTAGCCATCTTATTTCCCCTTTACGATTTTAGCTTTTTTACCTATGAAGGCACCAAACAGATCACTTGGAAATTCACTTCCATTTTCTGTCATTTCTTTTACAAAAGACTTCAAAGTCATTGGATGAACCGCTTCTTTTTTGTCAACCTGAAAACCTCTGTCAAGAGCAGATTGATAAAAATCTTTCGCTAAATTATCCTCACCCATGCCAAAGTTAGCCGAGATGGTATTCTTTACAATATCACCATACCCGTTTTCTCTTAGCCATTGATGTGCTTGAGGTCTGTCATCAGCTCGGATTGTACCGCCATATGTAGGCACAACCTTAACTTCTGATCCGTCACTTAAAGTAAAACTTTCCATGTTGATCTCCTCCATAGCGGCAGGAAGATCCTGATCAGTAAGCTCAAGCAACTGCTTCTTAGATGACTTGAGTTCCTCTTCAAGAAATTGAACTTTGTTTTCCATTTGGATTATTTTACTAGCTAAATCAGATACATTTGATAACCGTCCTGTATCTGTACTTTCTACACCAGTGCGCTGATTAATAGCGTCCTGTTGCATTTCTTTGAATAAACCGTCTTCCATGTTATTCCTTTCGTGGTTCGTGGTTAAAGACTTTTTTATAGTCTTGCATTAATATAATAAATCGCATAGGATTACATACATGTCAAGCACGGAGATAAAATAAATGTATATTTTTAAAACAAAGCCCTTCAAACATCAGAAAGAAGTATTAGACGATAGTTGGGAAAGACCGTATTACGGGCTCTTTATGGAGATGGGCTTAGGTAAATCTAAAGTAGCAATAGATACTGTTGGTAAACTTAAATTAAAAAATGAAATTGATTCGGTAATGATTGTAGCTCCTAAAGGTGTATATGATAACTGGGTCAAACAGGAGATACCGAATCACTTACCTGATGAGTTTGAAAGGTTCGTGGTTCGTTGGCAACCTAGCAGTACCAAGGCTTTCCAAGATAATATGCAAAAACTTGTGTTTGAAACTATGGCGGGCATAAAGTTTTTTGTCATCAATGTTGAGGCCTTCAGCTCTGATCGTGGCAAGAAAGCTGCATATTATTTCTTGAAGAGAAACCCTGACAACATGATGATTGTAGATGAAAGCACAACCATAAAGAACCGTAAGGCTTCACGGACTAAGAATATAATTCAACTTAGTAAGTTTGCTAAATATAAACGTATTCTGACGGGATCGCCTGTGACCAAAAGTCCTATGGATTTGTACTCTCAGTGTGCCTTCTTAGATACCATGTCATTGGATCAGGCCAGTTACTTTGCCTTTCAAAACAGGTATGCCGTAGTACAAAAGAGATTTATGGGTGCACGGAGCTTCAATGAGATCACAGGCTACAGACGCTTGGACGAGCTCAATGAGAAGCTCAACAAGTTTAGTGTAAGAACCCTCAAGGAGGACTGTTTGGATTTACCTGAAAAGATATACATAAAACGAAATGTACCGTTGACCGCGGAACAAACCAAGTTGTACGCGCAGATGAAGAAGTATGCCTTGGCCCAGTTAGAAGGAGGCCAGCTGGCAACTACAGCTAGTGTGCTTACACAGATTATGAGACTGCAACAGATATGCTGTGGATATCTTATGAGTGACGAAGGCGAATTGAAAGTATTGGATAATAATAGATTAACGGAGCTGTTGGCCGCGATTGAAGAATGCTCAGGTAAAATCATTATCTGGTGTAATTACACACATGATATAAAAGAAATAGAAAAAGCGCTGTGTTCCAAGTACGGTGGCGATTCGGTGGCAACCTACTACGGCGAAACCAAGCAAGAAGATCGTCAACTGACTGTGGATAAGTTCCAAGATATCAACAGCCCCTTACGTTTTTTTGTGGGTCAGCCCAAGACAGGGGGCTATGGTATAACACTTACCGCCGCTAACACTATGATATATTATAGTAACAGTTATGACCTTGAAATAAGACTACAGTCTGAGGACCGTGCTCATAGAATAGGTCAGAAGAAAGCTGTGACATACATAGACTTGATTGTAGAAGACACGATTGATGAGAAGATCGTCAAGTCTTTGCGCGAAAAGATAAATCTAGCGGGTCAGGTATTGGGCGAAGAACAAAAAAGATGGTTACTTAATTAGACCTTGTCTGTATTTGTTTACTCTGTCGTATGTCAATAGTTCTTTACGAGCTCGCTGTGCATAAGAACAATGAATCCAACCCGTGTTGCCCCCTGTGTAGCACTCCAAGATGAGCTGGTCGAAGACTAGATTGTCTCGTATCCATTGAGCTAACAGATAATTATCTACGTTAGCTACCTCAAAATCAGCCGCGCTTCCTGTGCAATGTTGTGAGTTCTTGGAGCTGCCAATCGCTATTGAAAGCTCTGGACAGCGGAACCCACTTGATACAATAAAACTACCGAACTCGTTACGAATGGGCTGCAGAATATTTTCTGCGAGCATCTTTAAATTTTCTATGGCTTCAGAGTTAGGTACATTTTTTATACCCTTACGCTCTGCTGTCTGGCTTTTTGTTAACTCAGCCAGAGTAAAGTTTTGACTTAGTTGCATTTATCTATTCCTTAATGAATTTATACCTGAAACATTTAATGTATATTGATCGGGGTTTTGACTAAAAATAGACGCAGCTGTTTTCATTGGAGCTGGTTGCAGTTTTTGATTTGCAAGTCTAAGTAATGGATTATATTCATTACCATCATTAAAAATTTCTTTTTCTTGTATTCTTTCAGGATTATAGCCTGTGTAAATTTCTTTGTTTGGATTTAAATATCCTCCAACAAGTTCTAAAATACCTGCACCTGGAACTATGGCTTTTAACGCAGTTCCTATTGGATCCATTTGCACTTGTTCCATAAAATTTGGAGAACGATTGCTATATATACCTGTTATTTGACCTGATTTATCTTTTTGTAATCTATTAGCTAAACCCATACTTAACATTTTTTTAATATAATCTGTTTTTTTACCCTTTTGGATTCCCGCAGGATTATATAATGCTTTTTGAACGTCTGTGCTGTAATCGGACCCAGTGTCGTAAGGATCTAAACCACCTTGAACTTGTTGTTGAGCCGCGAGATCTGTTTCAAGACCAAAATCCATTGATCCCTCGTTAGGCGGTCCGCCATTACGCATATATTGTACTTCTCCACCGTCAGCCATAGTAGCTGTAGGTATCATCCCTGAAATGATATCATTAGGAAACAACGAAGCGTATTTTGCTCTATTTGTATTCGCGGGGGCAGCGGAGGAGCCACCACCTCCCGCGGGAGCGATCTTCAGGCCGCTCAAAAATGGCTGACGTGAGGCTACTTGGGTGGTGGGAATACCCTCTTGTATACTCGGCTCAACCGAAGCCTTTAATGCTTCTTCTGCTGGATCATAACTTTGTTCTCTTAATTTTTGTTTAATGAAGTCTGTAAAAGGAGCTGGTCCTCCATCTTCTTCATCTTGTTTTAAAACTGGCATAAGTTGTTTTAAAGTTATTGATTGTCCAATCAAACCTGCTTTTTTAAATGCATTTAAAATGGCTCCAAAATAATTTATAGGAGCTCCTCCCTTTAACTCTTTGTTTAACAATAAAAATAGTTGTGGATCGCTCATAACCTTAACCATGGCTGATTGTCGTAAAGATTCTGGAACAGCCATTAAAATATTTCGGGCAAAGTTAGCTCCTTGTCCTGCCGCAATTATACTAGCAGGGCCCGCTCCGCCTTCCATTCCTGGAATTAACCTACCAAACATTCTTTGCGTGCTTGTACCTATTACAGAACCAAGAGCTCCAACTGCAAAATGTTGAAAAGCATTAAATTCAGATAAATCAATGTTTCCACCTCTCATTTGTATATCTATTTTAGACATGCTAACTAAGGTTTCTTTAAATAAATCTAATTGTTTATCTGTAATTAATTTATTATTTTTCATCCAACTTGCTAAAGAAGTTCTTCTACGTCCGCCTACCCCTTTTAAAGGTTCAAACAACATGCTGTAAGCTTTTTGAGGATTAAACTTACCGCCTTGATTCATTCCTGATGTAGTCAAAACATGACTTAATATTGATTCTTTAAAACCATTGAAAAGATTTTCTTGATTTAAAACACCTTTTATTTCTTTAGTTTGACCATCTATTGTAGCTATTTCTTTTTTAAAAGTTACAGCACTTGATTTAGGGTTGTTTTTTATAAAACTTTTAACTTCTGAAAAAACTCTTGTTAAATTAGTTATAGGCTCTTTACTTCTTAAAAGTTCTCCTATGTAAGCTGAAGGATCATCATATTCTAATATTTTAGATAGGGCCCCTTGTTCATGTAAAGACTTTAAGAAGGCTCCATCCGCATCTAAAGTTAAATCTACAAGAGATTGTTTGGTAATTGCATTCTCTAAATCTCTTTTTAAATCTGGAAAAAAATTTAATATTTCTTGAGCATTTGGACTTTTTAATAAATTTTCAGCAGATTTTTTATTTAAATTTTCAATTATTTTCTTTTCGCCACTAGATGTAACAATTTCTTTATTACTAATTAAACCGTTTACAAATTTATTATTTCTTACTAATTGATATAAAATATTATTATAAATAGGAGTATCTTTAAAATTACTTTCTTCTACTATATTATTTTCTTTTAAAAAATTATGAATATGTTCTAATTCTTTGTATCTAAAAGCCGTTGGGTCATCTAACGCTCTAACTTTTGTAAATAATAATTCAGGAGGAGTGGTTAAAGCACCCGACTTATCCGTAGTTTTAACAGCTTTTCCCATAGCCGTTCTGGTAAAAACATTATTAAGAGCAAAAGAATAATCGTTAGCAACTTTTAAAGCAGGTCCCGCACCAGTATCTGTTTCTAAACGCCTTAAATCATCTCTGATAGCTTCTGCTAACAAACTCAATCGTCTTGCGTGTTTAGAGTTTGGGTTTTGAGCTCTTAATTTTCTTGCTTCTTCTAAAATTTCACCTCTGAAAGATACAAGCGTTTGGTAAGTTACAGGAGCTAGATTATCGCCTACTGCAGCTGCTTCAGGTTGATTTAATTTAGCTTGCTTTAAGTAAGTTTCATAATATTTTAAGGCGCCCTTATGCACTTTAGTTCGTTCATCAAAGCTCTTTTTAAAAGAAGCTATTTGATCTCGTGAAAAACCTTTTCTTGCTGTATCTATTTTAGTGGGAGCATTACCCTTTAAGTAAGCTAAAGCTTTTTGTGCAAAATCAACATCGTCTTTGTAATCAAGTATTCTATTACTAATATTTTCTATTTCAGTGCTTAATCTATTTTTTTGTTGACCTAAAACAGTTATATCAAAACTTTTTACGAGGTCCTGCATTTCAGCTTCTAATGTAGAAGAAGCACCTGAAGTTGTTGGAGAAGGTTCAATATTTAATTGATTTTTTAATCTGTTAGCAAGAATGAAAGCATCTTTAAAACCTGGTAATTGTAGGTATTTCTTTAAAATATCTTCATCATCAGGCATGACTTCTCTGTTTGCAAAAGCTTTTAAAAAGGAGGGCAGCCTTTCGGGACTTCCATCAAAAGTATTGTTTATTTCAAAATCACCTACTTTTTCATAAAACTTTTGTTCGGTGTCTCTGGCTAATTTTAATTGTTTTTCTAGGGTTTCAAAAAGAATAGTGGATAAAGCTTGGTTATAGTTTTCGCCACCACTTTGATTGCCTCTTAAAGATTGAAACGCTTTGAGAGCATTATTGACAGCAACATCAATGTCAGTGCTTATTTTATTTTGAAGCATAGACTTTTCCATTTGAGCCGCTATAATTAATGCTTCGTCATTACCAGAACCTTTTAAAACTTTAATAAGATTAAGAACTGCATTTTGAGCTTTATCAAACATTTCAGCTCTCTTTGGACCAAGATGTTCAAAATTAGACATCAAAGAACTTTCATACAAAATAGCAAGGGGTTCACCACTTTTAAAACCAACAGAAGCTTTACCTAATTTTTCTAAAGCAGCTACATCTATATTAAATTCATCTAAAAACTTTTGATCCAAACCCATGTAAGATGATTCTAATTTTTTAACAAATTTTTCGCTGTCTACACCGTATTTTTCTAAAAAATTTAAAAAGTTTTTTACGCCTGCTCTTTGTCTGAACTTATCTAAACTTTCTTTTGCACCTGAAAGAGTTTCTTTAACAGGCTTTTCAGTTAATCTTCCTTTTGAGAACAAATTATAAACACTTTTTAAACCACCTGCTAATATACGAGTTACAGGAAATATAGGTTGTACTGAAACTGCTCCACCCATTCCACCCGTTGTTTCTAAACCAAATCGAGGTAAAAAATCTCCAGGGAAAGCTTCTTCAGATATTTCAGCACCTTTCATTGCTCCAAGACCAAAAGCTGATTCGGTAATTAAATAAGGAATTTTTCTTTTTTTAGCAAAGTCAGCCCCACCAGTTATAAGATTATCCATAAAAGTAGAAAGTCTTCTAGTCAAAGGGAACTTACCTGTTTGCATATATGTTTGAAAGTCTTTACCTAAAGGAACTTCTTTAGCTGTTCCAAAAAAGCCTTTCTTTGTCGGTACTTTATAAATTACGTTTGAGTTTTCAATTAACTTAGCTCTATCCCTTAAATGAGATAAAACTTTTGCCGCACCCATTTTAGTGCCTGTCTTAACCATCCAAGGCATAGGCATAAATGAAATAAAATCTGCAAGAACCTTACCGCTTAAAAAACGAGCTCTTTGAGAAGGCATGGTAGGTTGTTTTTCACCAAACAAAGTTGTTTTTGTGTTTAAAATATTAAGTGTTATAGGGTCAAATATTTTTTCTTGAAGATAGTCTGCGGCATTAGAAGCTAAAAGACCTATTGGAACACTGCCAAGAGCTGCTGCAATTATTTTTTGAAAAGGTGTTCCAGGAGCTCTTCTATATATCTGTTGAGCACTAGTTGTAAAAGCTAAACTGAACGCAGCTGATGGACCTAATTGATTAAATAAACCTTCTAAAACAGGGTTATCTTTAAAATTTAAATTAGAAAAAAAGTTTAAAATTCTTTCATCTGTCTCAAAACCCTCTGGACTTAAAGTTCCATCACCTTCTATGATGTTCCCTTCGGGATCTCTTTCAGCTGATTTTTCTCTTATGTATTTATAAAAAGGAGATGTTCCGTCTTTTAAACTTTCTAAACTTACTTCAGGAAGATTATAACCCTCCGTCAGAGCACCCACAATGTTTTTAGCCATGTTATTACTAGCTTCTTGAGGAGTGTCTGCAGCTCTTACTTGTTCATAGATATCTTCATCATCTATTTCAAAAGGCTTAATACTTTCGTAAGCCTTAACATAAGCATCCTCAACTGTTTCTACAGGAGAAGATATTAAAGGATTTATATCTGGTTCAGCCATTATTTTTTATTTTTCTTTATTTGATCTTGTAATTTTTTAAAAAATTTACTTTTAGCTTTATTTTCTGATTTAGATTGTTCTATACCTTTTTGATCTTTGCTTTGTTTTTCCACTAATTGAATAAATGCTGTATATTCTCCAATTAAGTTTAATACTTTTTTAGCACCTTTTCTAGCTTTAATAACATCAGAAGTTCTAAATTGTTTTTTATTTTCTAATATCTGTGTCATATCTCTAAGAATAAGACCTAAATTTTTTCGGCCTTTTATCAAAGCATTGTACATTTGAGAATCACTTGTAAAAGTACGACCTGATATATCTTGACTGTTTTTCATAATCATCTCTGTAACGCTTTTAAGTTTATTTCCTTCAAACATATCTAATTGAACTTCAACAACTCTTAAAGCTAAAGCGTCTAATAATTTCCTAGCTTCCTGCACAGGATATATGTCAATGCTTCCTGTAAGTTCACCTTTAATTTGTGCTTGTATGCCTTCCAAGAAAGATAAAAATCCAGATTTCCAACCCTGAGCTTCTAATAACTGAACATTCTTCTCTCCTTGTAAAAGTATGCTGTCAGGAAAGACGCTTTCTATGTCCTTTGTAACATTATCATTGATACCAGTGTTGTCGTAATCATTATTAAGTAACTTGTTTTTTAGATCTATAATACCTATATCAAAATCACTTTCAGTGTTTTGTAAATAAACAGTAGCCGCGTCAGGTATTGGTAAACCTTTTTTAAATCTAGTCAGTAAAGCTTTTTTAAGTTCAGGAGGTAACATTAACTCTCTTGATACTTGAGCGCCACCAACGGTAGTTGTGAAATCTTTAGCTAAATATTGAGTAATAGCGGCGTTTAATCTTGCAAGTTCTTTTGGTGTTAATTGTTCTTCGACTTTTCCGTTTACGAGTTTACCGCTTTCATACTTGTTTAATAATTCAACATTAGTTATAGGCTCCATAAAAGATTTTTGTTTAGTAAAGCCAGATTTAGGTGGATCAAAGCTACCGTTAGCATATATATCAAGGTTTGCTGTAAAAGCATCTCCTGCCTTATTGTTTCCAAAATTTGTAGCGTGAAAAAGATTTCCATTTTTTATAACTAAAGGAACAGGTGTGCCATCTGGTAAATAATAAGTGTCCGTTTTGAGGTCTTTAGGTTGTTTTGTTGTAAACTTTGATTTATCTAATTTTTTAGTTAAGTTAGAGTCAGTATAAATCTCTCCGTCACTCTCTACAGCTAATTGAGATTTATTGGTGTCTTTATTAAAAACTGTTATAGATTTTTTAGTTACTTTATCAGGTTTTACTAAAGTATAATTTTTATATTTACCCGTATTAAAATCTACTAGTAAACCCTCTCTGTCCGTGTAAGTTACGCCTGTAGAAGTAACTTGTTCAATCACAGGCACGCTTAGGCCAGTTGGACTGTAAATGGACGTAGATTTTGGTTTTGTTACGTTTTTAATTCTAGCTAAGTTTAAAGCTTGCTCTGCCTTCTTAGCAGCAGCTACTTCAGCTTCAGCTGATTGTAAAGCCGCAAGATCTAATTTCTGTTGTTCTGACCTAGCTTCAGCAGCACGAGCTCCAATAGTTTGAGGTAACTTGGTGGTTGTAGCAGCCCTAGCTAGTCTTTGAGCTGGGGATAATCCTGGTTTCTCACCTTCCATCGGAGCAGAATAAGTAAGAGCTGTATTAGCTATGTCAAATAATATTTGAGCTTGTGTCATTTTTTTCTGTTCTTCAGGATCACCTAAAATACTAGAGTAAAGACCCTTTTTGTCTTCAAAAGTTTTTCTTAAATCAAGATTGCTAGTATCTTCTTTTGGCTTATAAGCCGCAAGAAAATCCGCAAGTGTAATAACTTTTTTATTCTTTTGTTTACTCGTTTTCAATAAATTAGGAAAACGGTTTACAACTCTATTTTTATTTTTTGGGTCAAAGTATTGAACAGGTCCCCCTGTTTCAAAAACAGGAACTGGATCTTCATCACCTCGGCGGCGAACCTCGC